GATGCGCTGCTCGGCCTGACGGATGAACGTGTTCATGTCCACGTTCGGGACATTGTTCTCCGTGTAGTTCGTTACAGCAGTGACAAGTTCGTCGTACGTCATATTAAGCCATCGGGCCTCGGGCCATCACACCTTTGGTTGCACACCCAGTGCCACGGATTTTGATGCCGCTGGTCTTGGTCGGCTCGTAATCTTGGCTGCGGGTGTTGGCTACAGACACATTGGCCTTGCGCATAGTTGTCTTGGCGGGCTCTTCACCAACCACGACAGACGGATATGGCTTGGGAGATTTGTACGTTGCCATCTCAGGCTCCTTTGCGGCCAGGGCTGCGCTGGTTCATGACCTTGGCCATGTTACGCCCGTACTTGAGCATGTCGGCGTTGGTCTTGCCACCGGCCTTCATCTTGGTCAGGGGTTTGCCGGGGTGCATGGCTTTCTCGTGCTTGTGCACAGCCTTTGCAGCCGTCTTTTTGTCCTGTGCCATATCCTTCTTGTCCATGATCGACTCCTTATGTCGTTGCAACCGTAATTGTGCCCAAATTTACTGTCAGCACCAAGTTGTTTGGTGTCAGAGCAGCATCAAAAAAGCTCGCTCCGCCAACCGGATTCCAGCCCCACTGAAAAATACGGCTGCCGCCTGTGGCCGTACCGTCCTCGTCCGGGTCCGTACCGCTGATGTTTGAGAGCTGCAAACCACTGTTGCCCCCCAACCGATACGTGATGTCCGGCCTGGGGTTGCGCACAGCCTGCGGGTCTTCCACAGGGTACATACCCAACTGAAGCTGCGGATGGTCGGGGTCCCAACAAGCCGGGCACACCAACATGTTCACGTTCTTCGTCTTGAGCGTGTATGTCTTGAGCTCCTTGAGCTTGAAGCGAAAGTTGCAGCGGTCACACTGCGCAATCGCAAACTTGCCGGACGAAAAACGATTAGGCATTAGAACGCCCCAGCGATGTACTGCCTGCGTGGCACAAACCGCACAGCCGCCTTCTCATGGTCTTCCTGCGCAGCCAGCTCCCAAGCCTCGTCATATTGCTGCTTGAGCACACCCAGACGATCCATCGCTCCGGGAACCTTGAGCGCCATATAGTACGACAACCCCGCCGTCATGCAGGGGATGAACCGGAACGGCACATCCATTACGTTGACACCGCCACCGGCATCCTGCACCCGGCGCATGCGCCAGTACACAAACTGGTACGTGGGGTTGCCCACAGTGCCTTGATCCGGCGTTGGCCAGACCGTAACGCGGGGGATGTTGTTGACGTAGACGGCAGTGCCGACAGAAGGGGTGGTTTGGCTGGTGCCGTTTTGTGCCCGGAACACACCGCCTAGCTGGGTGGCACTGTTGATCCAGCCGTAGTAGATCGTCTCAGTGCCGATGTTCAGATAGCCCAACGTGGGCAGATTGGCTGTGGAGGACAGCGTCAGGGTCTGGGCCCCCGCGTCTGCGCTCTGGTATGTGTATCCTGTGGGAGACACTTGGCCGTCCAACCGCTGCACCCAGACCTGAATCGGACGAGCTTGCGTCAGCTTGTTGGGGATCGTGGCGTAGGTAGAAACACTAATACGTGTGATCGTCAGGTCGGCCTGATTGGACTGCTGGTTGGGCTGCGTGCGGATCACATGATCGAGCAGGTCCACGGTATCGTTGGGCAGCGTGTAGGTGTTGAGCCCTTGAACAAGTGGGATGGTGCCCTGCTCAAACGTCCACATATTGATGCCACGGTTGGCCCAATCTGCGAACATCAGGTTCAGGGAACGCCGGGCCGTCTTGAGATCGTAGCCCGTACGCAACTCCGAGCCCACGCGCTCAAACGCCTCCTCGACGATCTCGGTCAGATCGAGGTTGAAACCTGCTGCGCCTGATGTGGTGGCCATTACCTATACCTCGCCGTCTTCGCCGCTACTTCGGGCGGCTGCTTCACAAACTGCTTCCCGGCCTTCTTGCCCGCCCGCTTGGCACGGGTCGTGGCGGCATACTCAGCGGGGCTGAGCGCCTTGATGGCGTTCTCAGGCAGATATCGCTCCCCCGTCTTGGAAGACGGTTTGCCGGACTTGGTGCGCCACTTTTGCGCACCCCAATCCTTTAGCGATTGCTGCGGATCTTTCACTTGTACCCACCCCCACGGGCCTTGTACTGCTTGGCCAGAAGCTGCGCCTTGCGGGCCGACCATTGGCCTGCGCCTGTGCCCTGAACCGCACGAGACTTGATCGACTCAAACAGCGACTTGCGCATGCCTGGCTTGGTGTAGACGCCCGCCTCGTTGACCTTGGACTCGGTTTTGCCACCCTTGGCGAACCTTTTGGTCAGCTTAACCCCGCCGCCTGTTATCGCGCCTTTGGGCGACATCCCCTTTGGTTTAAATGCTTGGCCTTCTAGGTATGCCTCGAGGTCGAGGTTTTTGCCCAGATTTTTTTGCATCGTAAACCGTCCGCCAGCACCGGAACCAGACTCTCCAGCGCCGCCCATAGCTCTCACGCCATAGTTTGGTTTAACCGGCTCAAATTTGGACTCTACCTCACCACCCTCAGCGTACTGATCAAAGTCCGTGTCGTCCCTACGGGCCTTGCGTTTGGGCCCGGGCATTTTCGAGGGCATGATGGCCCCCATTCCACGGCTGGCTCGCATGGTTACACCATCTTCCCGCGAGTTTTACCACGTTGAGCAATGCCATCTGCGCGACGGGATGCACTTACCACGCCGCCTTTCTTCCTACCAACACCAAACAGCGCTGGGTCCCTTGTATCGCTGTCAAAATCAGGTTCAACGATCCTTGACTTCACAGGGGCGGCAGGCCTGTCTATACGGGTCCGCGCTATCCGTTCCTCCAACTCCCGCCTGCCCCTTGCCGCATCTTCTTGGTTTACATCCTCAGGTCTAACTCCCTCACCAACCGCCCTTTTTGAAAGTGCGTACATCGCGCCCAAGCCGCCAAGCACTTTGGAGATATTTTTCATTGATTTGCGAGCCATGACAGCCTCCTAGTAAATTTTGCCTTTGGTTTTGCCCCGCTGGGCGCAACCGTCGGCACGGGATGACGCCGACCCGCCACTCTTCATGGGCTTGGCAACCGCGCCGGTAGTGCCAACGCCTCCGACACTTCCAACAGACGCGGCCTTAGCAGCGGCTTCTGCCTCGCGCTCCTTAATTGCCTCTCGTGCAATTGCAGCAGGTATGATGCCACCAAAACCTTGGGATATGAGTTTACCCATAGCCCCTTTGCCGGTAATCATGCCGGCCAACGGAGAAACGTCTCCAAGCTTAACGCCCATGACGGCCTCCTATCAGCAGGCGTAGCCGCCCTTTTTCATACCCAGGGGTTTGCTGCCAGCCATTTTGACTTGCGTACCTTTGGTCTTGCCTTTGGCAGCCAGCCCGTCACGGCTGGGAGCCGCAGTCTTGACAGCGCCCATCTTGGCCGTGGTGATACCACCGTTGGCCATTTTCTTGGCGGGCGCGCCTTTTTTCTTTGCCATCATTGCCATAAAACCAGCGTTCATTTTGGAAGCCATAGTGTCACCACCTTTCGAAAAAAACTCTTGCTTGCCTTGATTGGTTTTGGGTTTGTTGATTGCCTGTATGTCTGCACGGCTCCCAGACCCAAACCGCTTGCCTTTGTCCGCCTTCATAAACTCCTTGCCGACAGACTGGGGGATTCCTACACGCTTGGCAGCGGCGGGGTTGTTGGCCACCATCGCCATCAAGTTGTGCTGTGCCTTACTCTTGCTTGGCATCGTCAGCTTTCTTTCTGCGGAAAAGTGTGTAAAAGTCTTTCCCGGTGGCCATCTCGTAAATACGCATGGCACCAACGATTGCGCCGATCAAGCCAAACAGCGGCGTGAGCATGTTCAAAAAAGCGCCAACCGTGCTGAAGATTGCCACCACATCCAGCACGTTTTTGACGGTATCTGTGTTCTCGCTCATGTCAGCAATTCCAAGCCCGCAGGCTCTTGTTGATGCGACTGTTTGGGTCTTTCTTGGCCTTCTCGCCGGTCAGCTTGGCTTTCATGCCTTTCATCCGGGCACAGAAAGAGTCGCGGCGTGCTCCGCCCTCTGGCTGCGGGGGCTTGAGCCCCGGTTTGCCCGGATTGGCCTTGTTGTAGGAGGCTCGCCCCTTGGCGTTGAGTCCGCCTTTCTCCGATTTGCCTTCTTTGCGTTGCCATGCTGGTGTTTTAGCCATTGTTACGCTCCACGACTGCGCGGCAGAGCTTAACAAACTCTTGCGCGAGCAGGTCACTTTTTGCTACGTTAGCCGCACGGCATACAAGCTGCACATTCCCAACCACATAGCCTTGCGCGGGATCAATCCTGTCAATGCTGCAGTTGGTAGGGACGACCCCGTTTGCCAGTTCCATAGTCATAGGCCAGCCGGTCAG